AAGTTGTAGAAGAAGAAGTGGCAATGGCAGTTGATGCTACCGCAGACGCTGAAGCAGTTTTGGCTATCGTTACACCAATCTTAGACGAGCGAATCAACGAAGTATTGCAGTTGATAGCAGAATTAAAAAACATGATGCCTATTTTAGAAGAGGTGGAAGTGGAAGAAGAAGTTGCAATGCGCAAATTATCAGTAAATGAGCGATTCACAGCGTTCAGAGAAACATTTAAAAAATAACAAAAATGGAAAGAAATCTTAAATTTAACTTGGACATCGAAACAAATGCTTTGTTGTGTCCTAACCCTAACGAGTTTTATTCTCGTGCTTACCTTACTGAGGACTTAGTAGATAACTATCGTACTTTGCCAGGTATCAAATCAGAAACGAAATTAGCAAACGTTACTTTTGGAAACATCTTACAAGCGTCTACTTGTAACTTTTCTGCACCTACTGACAACCTAGATGCAATTGACATCACAGTTTGTCCTTTGTCTGCAATGGCTCAACTTTGTCAATTCGACTTAGAGCAATCATTCTTATCTTTACAAATGGCTCAAGGTTCAAACGGAGACTTTACAGTTGCTTCATTCATGAACTACTACTGGAACGAAATGAGTATGCAAATCCAAGAAGATTTAGAGTTGATTCGTTGGCAAGGAGACACTACAAGTGAAGACGATACTTTAGCTTTGTGTGATGGTTACATCAAAAAGTTATTAGCTGACGCTGGAGTTGTAGATGTTGCAAATGTTACAATTACTTCTTCAAACGTTATCGCTCAATTGACTGCAATTTTGAACGCTGCACCTGCATCAATCAAACGTAAAAAAGCAGACTTACGTTTCTACGTTTCTTCTAACATTGCTACTGCTTATGAATTAGCTGCTGCAACGGGTAACACTCAAACATACGTCACTACTCCATTAGCTTTGACTTTCTTAGGAATTAAGATGGTAGTTGCTGAGGGTATGCCAAACGATACTGCGGTCTTGACTTTGAAAAACAACCTTATCTATGCATTCGATGCAGAAGGAGATTCAAGAGCATTGAAAGCGGTTAACTTGAATGATTCAGTTGCTGAGCCGTACTTACGTACACGTGCTAACTTAAAAGTAGGTTTTGCTTACACGAACCCTACAGAAATCGTTCTTTACTCTTAATAAGAACTAATACTAACTAAGAAGGGTGGTGCAATATACACCGCCCTTTTTTAATATAAAAAAATATGGCTTGTACAACACTAGAAAATATCGCTAAAGGATGCGATGGAAACTTAGGAGGGATAACGGCATTATACATTAACGACCAAGCAAACATTACTGCAATTACAGAAACGGATGCGACTTGGACTATTGATGCTATTACTGCTTCTGCACCTTACGAAGTATTTGAGTTCCGTAGAAATACAGGAAACTACACAGAAGAAAGCGCGATTGATTTAGTTAACGGTTCGTCTTTCGTTACGGGTACAATTAACTTGATGTTCTCACGTAGAGAAGCGTTAGTATCTCGTGCTATTAAAATCTTAGGCGAAGGTCAAAGAGATTTGTCTGTTATTGTTAAAGATGCAAACGGTAAGTATTGGTACTTCCCTTACTCACAAGTAAGCGCAACGGGCGAAGGTTCAGGAACAATGAAAGCAGATGGTTCTAAATATTCTGTTACGTTGATTGCAGAAAACCCATACCTTGCAAAAGAAGTTGATGCTGATATTATCGCTGAATTAATCGCAGTATAATAACCTACTCGTAAATAAGAAGCCCTCATCTTAATTGGTGGGGGCTTTCTTTTTAAACAACTTTCACTTTTCAATCATTATAGTTATGATTTATATTAACAAGGGAGAAGTCAACACTATTGTATTAACCTTATCGGAAGATACAACCATTTCAAATCCTTACTATTTATTTGTATTTCAAAACGAGTATAATCTACAATCGGATAAAATATATTGGGTAGGAACAGATACAAGTGCATATAAAAACAGATACAATTTATTCACGCTTGAAGAAGGAGAAGATTTAACATTTGTTAAAGGTCAATTTACATACTCAGTTTATGAAAGCGCAACACCACCCGAAGATGAAACAGGACTAACTTTAGTAGAAGAGGGTAGAATGGTAGTAGTAGGGGAAGATATTAATTCAATTTACGATTAAATGAAATTATTCGGTTTTAACATTGGTAGTAGTAAAGCTATCGAATCAGTAGAAACAAGTGGCTATCAAGCCTTCTCTACACCATTTCTAAAAGTGGGTAGTGGTAACTTATCTTTGCCTTATGTAAACGGTAGACAACAAGTAAACGGACGTATTAGATTTGGAGAGGATGACTTGTACCCTCAAATGATTAACCAACTTTACTACACTTCGCCTTTGCATTCGTCTATTGTTGACTTTAAAACAAACGCAACTATCGGTGGAGGTTATGACATCAAGATAAAAGACTTGAGCGCAATTGAAAAGGTAGATGTTTACTCATTTGAAAAGCGACTATCTCTAAAGAAATCAATAAACAAAATCACAAAAGACGTTATTCTACATAACCGAGTTTATTTTTACTTGAAATTTAACCAAAGTGGGGAACTTGTAAAGGTAAAACATATCGGTGCTGAGAAAGTAAGACGAGATAAACTAGGAGAAAACTACTATTTGTGTGATGATTGGTACTCTCAGATTAATATCGTACCTATTAAACCATATCACAGAGCGTGTAAAGACTTGGAGCAGTTGTACGTGTGGGAAAATCTACAAGTAGGACAAGACATTTACCCATTACCTAGCTATACAAGTGCGTTTAATTGGGCTTTCTTAGATGGCGAGATGTCGTATTTGCAGAAGTCTAACATCTTAAACAGTATCTTCCCTTCATTTGCTATGATGTTTCCTAAGAAGCCACAAAGCGAGGAAGAGAAAAGAGCAATTAAGGACACGATGGAACGTGCAAAGGGAGCGCACAATGCTGGTAAAGGCGTTGCATTCTTTGCTAACAACAAAGAAAGTTTACCAACAATAGAAAGCATACCTACAAATAACCTAGACAACGTCTTTCAAGTAACTACTGAGAGCATAGATTCTAAGATTTGTCAAGCACATACTATCGACCCAATCTTAATGGGTATTCGTGTAAGTGGTAAACTAGGAAGCGGTTCAGATATCAAACAAGCCTACATTATATTTGAAAAAAATACGATTATTCCTTTGCGTGAAACAATAGCGGATATCGTAAACGACTTATTCGAGATTGCTAAAGTTAAAGCACGTGTCGAAATCAATAACTACCAAATTGTTAACGAGACAATCGTAGAAATCGAAGGAGATGCAAGTATGACATCTGACGCATTGAATGCTATGTCTCCATTGGTAGCCAATAAAGTACTTGAATCCATGACAGATAACGAGATTCGTGCGCTTGCTTCATTACCTCCTGTTGAGGGTGGCGATTTAATTAAGTCTCAAACACCAACTCCTACGATATGATTTACTTCATTACAGAAACATACTTAAAAAGTCAAACACCGATAACGGCTAACGTTGACGTGAACGATGTTACTCCGTTTGTGCGTACTCAAACCGAGATGCGTATACAACCGATTCTTGGAACGTATTTCTACAAGGATATACTAGCAAAGTACAACGCTCAAACGCTGAACGCTGACGAGGAGATTCTAGTTAGTTATATTCAACCCGTAGTGGCTTGGCGAAGCGCAGAAGATGCGGTATTCGGTTTGTCTTACCAACTTAAAAACAAAGGACTTCAAACTCAGTTTGGGGATAATTCAAATTCGGTATCTATCCAAGAGGTAAACTTCGGACAAGACCATTACGCACAAAAGGCTAGTTTCTACGAAGCGCGTTTATCTAATTATTTAAGAGATAATAGAACGTTGTTTCCTGAGTTTATAAGTGAGTTGAATAGAGATAGCGATTTGCGACCTTTACGAACTTTAGATAGTGGATATACTGATTCAATAATGTTTTTCTAATGACTAGCTACAAAGGATTATTAAATAAGATTGAAGCGTTTTGTAACGCTCACTTACAGATTAAGAAGTACGGTGGCGAGTTCAAGGAACAGATGCCTAACTTTAGTACTGAAAATGAAAAATATCCTATTGTTTATGTAGTTCCTACAAGTGATATAAGCGACTTAAATACTAATCAATTTACACTTGATATTTATTGCGTTGACATTATCCAAAAAGACCGAGCAAATATAAACACAATTATAAGCGATTGTAATTTAATTCTAAACGACCTTTACTTATACTTTTTAGATGGGAATGACTTAACTATTGATGTAATCGGAGCAAGTAACGGAAGCCCTTTAAACAATTTCGACTTAGACTATTCTGCGGGGTGGGTAAAGTCAATCACTTTTGAAGTAGGAGCGTATAGTGTTTGTGCTATTCCGATGAATCCAATTAGTCCGAATCCTCCTGTAGTTTGTGATGATGCAACGGTAAGAAATTCAGATAGCACATATTTAGAAACGGTTGCAAGTGGTGGCACTTTGGTACTACCTGACACAACCTATAATTTTATAGTGAACGGAGTTACTACTAGCGTAACAATACCAAGTTTAAAAAACGAAACATTTAATGTAGTATGGCAATAGATATAAATATTCCGATTGAAGATGCCGTTACAGATGGCAGTTTAAACCCAGTAACAAGTAACGCAGTATTTGACGCTTTAGCAGCTTTACCTTCAGGTACAGTAACTTCAGTAGGCTTGACTATGCCGAGCGCATTTACAGTTGCAAATAGTCCAATAACATCGAGCGGAGATATAGCTGTAACGGGTGCGGGTGTAGCAAGTCAATATGTAAGAGGTGATGGCTCTTTAGCTAACTTTCCAACGTCAAGTGGTGGTGGTGCATCTGTTAGTTATTACTTGAATGGCTCAGTAAGTCAAGGTACATTCGGAGGTGTAGCTATGCGTGCAATAAATAAAGTTCCAATCATCGGAGCGGGTACGGATTTCACTATTTCATCAAACGGATATATTCAGTCTTTTATAACGGATGCGAATGACCCTAATCAGTTAGAGATACCAGCGGGAAATTGGAATTTTGAAACATATTTTTCTGCATCATCTAGTGGTGGTAATCCATCGTTTTATATTGAGTTGTATAAATGGGATGGTGCTACCTTATCTTTAATTGCTAGTAATTCAATTAATCCTGAAATCATAACGGGAGGGACTGCAACTGATTTGTATATTAGTGCTTTAGCAGTACCGCAAACTACTTTGGCATTAACTGATAGATTAGCTATTAGAATCTATGTAACTACAAGTGGTAGAACTATTAAACTACATACGGAAAACAGTAACTTAAGTCAAATAATTACTACATTCTCAACGGGACTTACATCGTTAAATGGCATAACTGCACAAGTTCAAAATTTAGCAACGGGAACAACTGGGAGTGATTTTGCTATTAACTCAAGCGGCTCAACTCATACGTTTAATTTACCAACTGCTTCTGCTGCGAATAGGGGTGCATTAAGTACTGCTGATTGGACAACGTTTAACGCTAAACAA